GGTTTTATTTCTTCTGCAACTCTAAGATACTCAAAAAATAAGTCTTCTATATTTTCTACTATTTTATTGTCTGAATACTTTTTAGTTTTACCCCAACCATCAGAATGTTTAGAACCAGACTGTCCTAGTGTTCCACACATTGAAAAAGCAGAACATGGCGGTGAGCCATCTAATATATCTAGTTCACCTTTTTGTATTCCAGCAGTTTTTAAAAAGTCTTTACCTGTTAGTTGTTTTATATCATCAGGTAGTATTTTTGTATCTGGGTAATTTTCTTTATATGTAATTCTTGCTTGTTCTACAAACTCATTTACACAAAGTATATTTCCACCTGCAAGTCTATAACCTGTAGATGAACCACCACCACCTGCAAAGGTAGATATGACACTAAACTTATTTTGTGCCGATGCTTCTTTTACATCTTTTAAATTATACTTTTGATATTTCATATTAAAAATCTATACATCTACCTTTCTGTTCCCAATCATTATATCGAGTGGGTTCTAAACCATCTTTTCTTCCACCTATTTCTTTAGGTTTTTTTTTATAGTATGGTTTCAATACTTTTTCATAAATTGATTCTGCAATTGCTTTCATCATTAGAGGTGGTACCATTCTGCCACATCTTTCTGACTGTTGACTATGACTACCTGTTAATTTAAAATCATCAGGTAATGACATTATTCTTTTTGTTTCTTTAATTGTAAATGGTCTAGGTTCAGTCCAATGCATAGCCCCACCTGTTGCTGTAATTGTTGGAGCAGGTTTATGTCTAGATGTTTTTTTCATATTAAAGTGATGACCTTTAGGATGATAATCACAACCTGTTTCAACCTTGTCTGGGTCATCTGGCATTTTCAACCAAGTTTCATAATGAGATTTATTTTTAAATTTTTCTGTTAGTTCATCTGCTTCTTTTCTATCTACTTCTACATCACTTAAACAATCTTCTAGTGTGACAACATCTTTACTTTCATCTGGGAAGATACTAGCAATATTCATAAATGTTAGTCCTATCTCTTGTGTTACATCTTCACGAACAGCAATAAAGATAGTTCTTTGTCTAGTTTGTGGAACACCATAGTGAACAGAATTTAAAACTTTAGATGATACATCATATCCTATTTCTTCAAATGTATTTGTAATTTTATAATAATATTTCTTTGCCTCTCCTACAGTTAATCCTTTTACATTTTCAGCAACAATAACTTTAGGTCTTAAATCTTTTGCAACTCTTAAAAACTCAAAAAATAAATCTTCTATATTCTCAATCTTCTTACCATCAGAATAGTTCTTAGTTTGACCCCAACCTTTAGAGTGTCCGCCTTGTACCATTGCACCAGATACAGAGAATGCTGAACATGGTGGTGAACCATCAAAGATATCTATGTCACCATACTTGTTAAAATCTTCTGCAGTAAGTTTTTTTATATCATCTGGTAGTACAGGTGTGTCTGGGTAGTTTTCTTTATATGTGTTTATGGCTTGTTCAACGAATTCATTCACACATAATATCTTACCACCAGCCAAACGATAACCTGTGGAACTACCACCGCCACCAGCAAAGGTAGATACTACTGTAAACTTTTCTTGTTCAGAAGCCTTAACAACATCTTTTAAATTATATGGTTTATATTTCATTTTTTTTCTTTCTTTTTCTTTTCAAATATTCTATTCCAATTTTTTTCATAATCATCTTGTGGTACTTTCATTGGTCTTCTTTTATCTCCTTTACCTGCCATTAGAAAAAATCCTCTAATGTTCCTTGTGTTCCATAACTACCATCAATCTGCCATTGTATAATACCTGTAATAAATTTTAATGGTTCTATAAATGACTTTTCAAATTGCATATCATAATCTACTATACTATGTAAGTTTAATTCTTTTGGTAACTTAGTCATAAATGATATAGATGTTGATTGATATGTGTTTGGTATTTTCATATGTAAAAATTTAATCTTATCACCTTCTTGTATAAAAGGATACTTACCTTGTAATTTTTTCTCCTTTAAAAGATGATTATATAATATTGCACCTTTACAATGTATCGGTGCTCCTTTCTTAAATAGATTATGTGATTCAGTCCATTTGTTTAATCCATTTACAGAGCGTGGATACGCAACTAGTTCTGGTTTTAATGTCATAAATTCTTTTCTAAAATCTTGTATAAAACTATTTAGCACTTTTGAATCTTCATTCATTATAATTGTTAATGCTTGTTTAATTTTTTCACGACAAGGTGCAGGGGTTGATGACTTCACAGCTTCAACACCCATAATTTTTAATTTAGGTTCTTTATAACGAACACCTTCAACATCATGTGTATTTAAAATATATCTTTTCTTTGCAACCCAAATACCTTTGTCTGCAATCACTTCTCTTTTCATCTGCATCTTTTGTTCATAGGCATTTACATATTCAGCAAGTTCTTGATAAGACTTATCAATAAAAGGTTCGATTTTATCTGTAGCGACCTTGTCCAAGAAGTCAACGATTTTTCTTTTATCTTGTTCTCCTTTGAATACTTTGCTGACAAGTTTGTCAAAACAAATATACACCGAGTCCGTATCTGATGCAATAATGTAATCCTCTCCATTGGTTTCAAGTATTTTATTAAGATACCCGTTAAGAGAATGTTCAATATATCTAATAGCAAATTGACCACTGGTAGTAATTGCTTCAGCAACCAAAATATTATAATACCTAAACCAGTTATTACCAATAGCACCATACGCACTATTAAGAGAAATCTTTTTAGCCATTTGGATGTTGTTAAATTTTGCAATCGTTTTTTTAAGTTTTGGGTCTTTAGTTCTTTCATAATCTTTCTTTGCCTCCAACATTAACTGTTTGAATTTTACTCTGTCATCATACATCTTTTGCATGAGTTCAGGTAGAAATCCTTTTTGAGTTGTTTTAAACAAAGCACCATTTGGTGTCATAGTCGCATCTTTTAAAACAGATGTATCTACACTTTTATTTAGCATTTTCTCAACAGACATGTTTTTAACTTTTTCATTTGCAACTAATGTTTCTGGTGAAATATTATATTGCATAATCAGATGTGGGTATAGTGAATTTAAATCAAAAGACATAACCCAATTATGTAAACCAACTTGTGGCTCTTTTACATATGCACCTTCAAACTTTTCAGTTTTGTTTCTTTGAATTTTTTGTGGTATAACAATACCTTTCTTTCGAAGTTCGTTGTAAATTAATATATCCCAATATTTAACTGAACCAAGTACATCCATATAATTAACCTTGGCATCATAAGCCATAGTTAGACATAGTTCAATCAATCTCATTTTATCTTCTAGTCTATCAACGATTTCTACATCTTGTATATTGTAGTCAATAAACGATTGGAAGTCCTTTAAGTACCATTCTCGGAATGTTTCGTATGGATTATCATCTTTACTCTCACCGAGTTCAACATGGGCAATATGGTCAAGTCTATAACTCTCACGATTGGTATATGTAAACTTCCTATACAAATCATAATAATCTAAATGTGATACACCTTGTATATCATAGACTTGATGTTTTCTACCCATTTGATAAATTTCTCTACCTGATACATTACCCCATGGTGATAATCTATTCACTTCATTTTCATCATATAAATTTTTAATACGATTACAAACATATGGTATATCAAAAAATTCTGTGTTCCAACCTGTAATAATATCTGGTTGATTCTTTTGCCAAAAAGATAAAAACTCTTGTATCAATTCTTTTTCATTTTTACATTTAACATAAGTGACATCTTCTCTTGTGTTTTTATATTCACCTGTACCCCAAACTAATATTTGTTTGTTTTGATGATTCTTAATTGTGATTGATAGTAAAGGTTCAATTGCATCTTCTGGGTTTGGAAAACCATTTTCACATGCAACTTCTATATCAATCGTTACAATAAGAATTTTATCAACATCCCACTTTACATGATTAGGATATTCATCAGCAATATAGTTATATTGAAATGTAGTATTACCAAAGATTAAATGTGGTTGGTCTTCATAAGACTTTAACCATTCTTTAGCTTCTTTGATTGTGTTATGTTTTATAGGTGTAACATATTGACCATCTAGAGTTTTGTGTTTTGTTTCTTTGATTACTTTACAAAATAATGTAGGGGAATATTTAACCTTTCGATTAATCCTTTCTCCATTTACATATTCTCTGACAAGCAGGGTATTACCCCATGGTGTTACATTTGTATAAAAGTTCATAATATATCCGCCAGTATATCTGGCTCAACAAGTTTTGTCAATGTTTATTTGTTTTCTTCTTGTAAAAATTCTTCTGCGGTTTCTGGGTAGAATGAATTCAAT